TAGGTTATATCCTGAACCAATTAGAACGCTTGCATTTGGATCTATTTCGGGCACATACGCAGGAATAGGAACAAGTTTTGCAAATGCGTCGCGACTACTCATTATCCAAAATTTTACTGAAGTTACGCTTACGTATAGTTGGGATGGAGTAACTGATCATTTAGTATTGCCTACTAATGGACAGATTATTATTGATGTAACCGCAAACCAAACATCAACCGGCGGCTCGCTTAATTTTGCTATAGGTACCCGTATATACGTTAAAGGATCTCCTACTACAGGAGCCGTATACGTAACCACATTTTATGGCGCAAGTTAGGGGATATTATGTCACAAATTACCCAGTTTTTTACTAACAACGTGCCGGGTGGCTATGTACAAACTTTAACAGGAAATACCGGTGGGGCAGTTGGTCCAGCTGGCGGTAATATTAATGTAGTTGGTGACGGATCAACCATAACTGTTGCGGGAAATCCCGGTTCTAATACACTTACCATTTCAGCTACGGGTCTAGTTTCTACTAGTTTTCCTACCGACAGCGGCACGGCTACGCCAAGCGCCGATGTGTTAAATGTGTTTGGCGGCGTTTCCGGAAGAAATATTAATACCACCGGAAGTGGCAATACCATTCATGTTAATATGAATAATGCCATTACTCTTGGTGATTTAAGTAGCATTATAGGATCTGCAGCGCTTACCTGTACCACGGGCGATGTTACATTATCGGCGGGCAATATTAATTTGCCCAATACAAGCAATTCTGGAGATGAGGGTGTTATTACGCTAGGTGGCAATCGATTTGCTTATTATCGAGGCGGAACATTTATTGGTCCTCTATCTGGAAACTTTACCAATTCTGGTATAGCAAATATTGGTCTTGGAGCTGCAACACTTACTAATCTTACAAGCGGTCGCGATAACGTAGCACTTGGTGGTGCCGCTTTGCAAAGTTTGCAAGATGGTATAGAAAACGTTGCAGTAGGACTTTTTTCTTCGGATGCCATGACAAGCGCTTCATTTAATGTCGCTGTAGGCTATGAATCATTGACTGCATTAACCACCGGAGATTTCAATATTGCTATAGGAGATAGTGCGGGACAAAATTATACTAGCTCTGAGAGTAGTAACATTGTAATTGCGCACGAAGGGGTAATTGGCGATTCAAATACAATACGCATTGGAACTACGGGAAGCGGTCTTTCAGAACAAGATAAATGTTATATAGGCGCCACGTATGGTGTAAACGTTGGATCAGTTGCTACGGTAGTAACCATGGCAAGCAGCGAACAAATTGGTACTGCCGCAATAACCGCAGGAACCGGTATCGTTGTTACGCCATCAGCCAATGCTATAACAATTTCTGCTTCAGGAACAACATCTCTTACGTACACAAACGTTAATACATCTCCGTATGTAGTACTGTCTACCGATGAATATTTAAGCGTAGATTGTTCTGGCGGACCTATTACACTTCAATTTCCTAACGCTGCAACCGCAAGCCGTGCCTACATAGTAAAAGATCGCACCGGCTCTGCGGCCACTAATAACATTACCGTAACCACCGTAGGCGGAGCGGTTAATATAGATGGCGCGACTACTTTTGTGATGAATACGGCGTATCAATCGATTCAAATAATTGGTAACGCTACAACATACGAGGTGTTCTAATGGCATATAAAAGAATTAGTCCAATGCCCGTTGCTGAAGGCGGAACCGGAGATTCATCGCTTACGGCATATGCAGTATTGTGTGGCGGAACAACATCGACAGGCGCTGTGCAGTCCATAGCTGGAGTTGGCACTTCAGGCCAAATTCTTACCAGTAATGGTGCAGGCGCATTGCCTACGTTTCAAGCAGCTCCGGCATCAGGTATTCAAACAATTAATGGCAATTCAGGATCGGTAACAGGCTCAACTGTTACGCTTACTGGAGGAACCACTGGTGCAGCCTTTACCGGCGTATCCACAACGATGACGATGAGTTTTGCTGGCATTACTGCAAACGGTGGAACCGTAAGCCTTGCAACAGATGCAACCACGTCTACGATAAACGTGGGAAGTGGTGCGGGCGTAAAAACTAGTACATTTGGATCAACGAACTCTACCTCAGCGACTACCGTGCAAAGCGGATCAGGCGCGTTGAACATAACGTCTACCAATGGTGCACTTACAATTAATTCTGGAACTGGTGCACTTGGTATATCTACCGATGCCTCAGCCACTACGGTAAGTTTTGCTACAGGCGCTGCGGTAAAAACAACAACACTTGGTTCTACCAACACAACGTCATCTACGGCTATAAAGTCAGGAACTGGTAACATCGCTATGAACAGCGGGTTGACGGTTGATAGCTCGGGAAGAAACTACAATACCGTTCAGCCGGCATTTAGTGCGGCGCTTAGTACGTCAACTGCAAATAACGTAACAGGAGACGGAACAACGTATACCATTATTTGCAATACAGAAATTTTCGACCAAGGCTCTAATTATAACAATTCAACGGGAACCTTTACGGCGCCAATTACTGGTCGATATTTCTTTAAAATAGCGGCAATGGCTACTAATTTGGCATCTGGAAGTGATCCGTATCAATTAAAAATTGTGACGACTGCGCGAACATATGAGTGTTCCTATATAAACGCAGGCGCGGTTCGCTCGGGCGGTTCTTTCTGTCAGCAATCAGGAGACGCATTGGCCGATATGACTGCTGGTGATACTTGTACTTTTGCTATAGTAGTTGCTGGAGGAACTAAAACGGTTGGTGTGTACAGTACTGGATCAGCCGATTGCTTTACATTTTGTAGTGGCATGCTTGTTTGTTAGGAGATTTATGAAGATATCAGTTGATGATGTTGCGGTTTTTGAATTAAACGATACACAAAAAAAAGTAATTAAAGACTACATTCCGTCTGACATATTTGAAGATGATATGAAGCGACGGTTGGAATGGGTTTTAATGCATTTGTATGAAGAATCCTTTAAAATACTTAAAAAACGCAACGATCCAATTCTTGTAGCTAATGGTGTTGAATCGATTCCAACCGATCCGGATAGATACGCAGAGTTGGTATTTGCACAGCCTAATTATCAAGATCGCAAAGCGCGCGACGCGCAGGAATAAGGAAGAACATGGCACAACGAACCAGGGCGCAACGGTTAACAGGACTCAACCCGCTTGCTTATATGGGCGTTGAGCCAACTTCGCCCCAAGGATTTTATGTTGAACAACGCGCACCAACAATAAATGATCGAAGTAACTTTACTATCGGTGATATTTGGCTTGATATAGGCACAGATAATCCGCCACAATCTAATGATATTTATATGCTTACGTCGCTTTCTGGTGGAATAGCGACGTGGGTGAATTTTGGCGGTGGCATTCTATCCACATTGACTGGTAATGACAGCGTGGTTGTTTCACCCAACTCGCAAGGAAATATCAATGTAATTGGTAATACTTCTGAGGGCATCACTATCACCGGAAATTCGGGCACATCTACGTTAACCGCAACCTCGGTAAGTGGACATGGGTTTGTGCAAAGTCTCACTGGCGACAGCGGCGGCGCGGTATATGCCGATACCAGTTTTAATATTAATCTCTTGGGTACCGCAAGTCACATTACTACCGCTGGCAACCCAGGTACTAATACGGTCACTATCGATATCGCAGGAGCAGTACCAACGTTGTTTACTGCCAATACAGGAACTGCAACGCCAAGCGCGCATAATTTAAACATATTTGGATCTACTCCAATTGTTACTGCTGCTAGCGGAGATACAGTAACCGTTGAGTTAACGAATGGCACCAACGGCCAACTACTTATCGGTGGCGGATCTGCGCCAACATGGGCCAATTTAACCAGCAGTGATGGATCGGTAATCATAACTAATGGCGCAAACAGTATAAATCTTTCGGCTACTAATGCCTCTGCCGCATCAGCATTTTTTGTTTCACTGAGTACTACGCAAACAAACGTAACCGGAGATGCTACATTTTACACAATTCCGTACGATGTGGTTTTCTTTGATGTTAACAGCGATTATTCAGTGGGAGGAAAATATTTTACCGCCCCATACGACGGTGTGTATGTGTTTTATCACAATATTTCATACGTAGCTAATCCCGGTGGTGGCGAAGAAGCGGCTGATCACATTGTAAATAACAGTGCTATACAGCCAAACGACACCTCGGGCACCAACCTACCAAGTTCTAACTTCTGCACCAATTTTGCCGGTGTAAGTAATGCAATAAGTTACCAAAATACTGCAATATTTAAGCTAAACGCCGGTGACCAGGTTGAATCACAGTTTTCTTCTAACTTGGGCGCAAAAGTTGATAATGTTGCCGGTTCAGATTTGTTTGGTGGCTCAATTGTGACATTTTTTTATGGCTACTTGCTCTATAGAGTATAACGGGAGGTGCGATGCCAGATATACGTAGCCAGAAGCTTTCTGGCAATCAAGTGCTAGCCTATATGGGCGTTAATCCACAAACGCCTATGCAATTTGTGGTTGAGCAGCGCGCGCCCACATCGGATGATTATCAAAACTTTAACCTTGGCACTATCTGGCTTAACACGCAAAATTATGATTCAACGCCACCCATTTCACGTGATATTTATATGCTGGTACGTATTGATGGCACATCCGGCACTTGGGTAAACATAGGCGGTGGCGACATAAATGGCCTGGTCGGAAATGATGCTATTGTAGTTCCGCCGACGGCAGGCAACATAAATGTTATCGGTGATACCGCTACCGGTATTACGATTAGTGGCAATGCTGGAACGCAAACGCTCACGCTTGGCACCATTAGCGGTAAATCATTATTACAATCAATTACAACCGACGATGCGGCCGTAGTAGGACCAAACGCTGTGGGCAATATTAACGTGCTTGGAACGTCAAATGTAAGCGTTGCTGGCACGCCGGGAAGTCATCAGCTTGAGCTTGATTTAGGTGATGCTGTTCCTCTTACATTTACCGATCAATCTGCTGGTGTTGCAACACCTTCTGGGGATAATTTAAATATTCTTGGTGTGGATTACATTGATACCATAGGGTCTGGCAGCACTGTACAAGTTGACCTTATAAATGGATCTAATGGTCAGGTATTGATTGGTGGCGGAAGCTCAGCATTGTGGGCAAATATTACGGGAACCGACGGAATAAGTGTAACGAACGGGCCTAATTCAATTGACCTTCAATCAGACGCTGAGGCCGAGGTGTTTGGTTTGGTGGCCTATTTAAATCTTAGCTACACGTTTATTACGGGCGACGGAACTGTTTTTACTATTCCTTACAATATTACACGTGCAAATCCAGGCGGTGGTTATAATGCCGGCACAGGCGTGTATACTATACAAAAAACCGGTTACTATTTAATCTATGCAAATGCCCACTATGCGGTTTCTAACGTAAACAGTGGCGGTGTTACGCGGTTATATGTAACGGCCGGTGCAAATACCTTTTTGGGAAGCAACTACCCGTCAAATTCCAAAATCCCTAACTTTCTGGGGCCTAACAATGCGATTGGTTTTCAGGTTAAAACATTTGTTTACTTAACCATGGGCGATACTGTTTTTGTTAATATACAGGGAATAGGTGGATCGGGTGGTGGTGGAGCAGGAAGAAGTGGCTATATTGTGGCGCCTCCTCCTAACTCATACTATGAATTTCAAGCAACGCTTTTATCTATTTAAAAGTCTTCATTCATATCCTCACCATGCAGCAGGTTTTTTCGGGCTGCTGCATGGTGGTTTCCGCTGACAAGCGAAAAACGCAGGGTCAACCGACTTTCGATCCATTTCTCATCAACTTTATTTCACGAATGCGGGTTATAGACGTCATATATTTGCTTTTAGGCATATCAGCAAGAGAGCGAATAGCGAGCTTATCCATAACCATTTCAGCAAGGTCTGGATATTCTGCGAGTTCATACTCTAATTCTTCCAGTTGTTCTCGGGTTATTACTTCAGGTGATTGATCTTTTGGGTTGTATTTATTTGATGGTCCCTTAGCTATCATCTGACGGGCGTCTATCATAGCAATCTCTCCATCATCATCCTCATCACCCGTTACAACACCTATCAAACTGGCATAGGCCATACGCTTTAAATACGTAGTGTAACTGCTCAACGATTGAATATCGTTTTTAGGCGGGATAATGCGCATTCTTGACTCAATGAATTGTCCCGACATGTGACACAGAATGGTATGCAAAATCGTTTGACCATCATCATTTGTGAGTATGTTTTGCAATACTGACAACCCATTCTTAGCAAGCGCAGGTCGTGCAGCCATAACTATGGCTTTTAAATCGGCATACTTGCTTTTAAAATACGGGTTTTCTTTGTTAAGATCAGCTATGGCCATTTCTCCTTGGGCTTTTGCCATAGCTGCAAATAGGTCTTTCAATTCAGAAGACCTAACCGGCATACTTTCTTGATGATCATTGCTTAACGCTTCTTGCAGCAAATTAGTAAGATGCTCCAAGGCAACCAATACTTGGTCTAATTTTTCCATATCAGCCGACATTAATTCTCCTACGTTCTTGTTCTTCAAAACTATCTAACAATTGATTTAATTCGCGTACATCGCCTAAATACCGTGCTATTTCTGGTTTGCGAGCGCATATTTCTTCATGATATTCGCGCACTACACTATATTCGGCAAGGATCTCACCAAGCCTTTCTGCATGCTCAATCGCATTTCCGTCTCTTGCATGGGCACGCATATCATTAATAATCATGGTTGATATGCGTTCTATTTGGTCTTGCGGTAATGGTTTTTTGTCAAAGCAACCTGGTAGCATAGCGGCTGCTAATAACGCCCAAAATAATACATTCATGATTCTTGTTGCCTATCTATAATCTGACAAATTGCTTCAAGCTCATCTATTTCTTCAGCAAAATATGGATATGCTTTTTTTATTTCCTTGCGATATGCGCGCAGCCTGGAATATAGGTTTATAATGTTCATCATGCGCGTGTTATAATCCGCGCAATACCCTCGTTTTTGAGTTAAATAAAAATTAATAACAATTGAACCTACCAGTACGCTTACTTCTTTTTCGGGAATTATGGCATTAATTGCTCCTAAAGAAGCTAATGTGCAAGAAGCAATTAACTGTTTAATTTTCATCATCACCCTCTTCTTGAGTCCACGTATCATACCATTCCGCAAATGGCATATCTAATTCAGAAATGTAACGCTTATCCATAAACTACATCTTCCTATTGCGATTATATCTTATTGTTCATCAATTAATTCATCTATATAAGAAAGCCTAAATCCAATATTGCCGGTTATTAATCCAGCAACATGAGAAAATTCGCACATTTCATCATATTCCATATTTTCACCGTCATTTAGGCACTTTTCGCAGATATTGGGATTGCGGATAAATCTTATTATGCTATCGCGTAAATTATCCATATCAAGGTTAATAAATGATGAAATTTGATTTTTAATATTCTCAGCATTTTTATTATTTTTATCGATTTCAGTAAAAAGAATTTTTGCCGCTTCTATTCGTAGCTGGCATATACATTCAAACAAAAAGTCTACTTTTTTCCGGCATATCGTTTTTGACTTTGCAGATTCATAAAGTGGCGCATACATGCTATCCAGTATTTCTGAAATCTTATTTAAGCTGTTTTGCATATTTTTCCTTCATGTTTTACGGTCTTGACTACTTGTTATAACTACAATACCATTCAATACCTTCAATGTCAATAACAACATCATATAAAATAACACTTGACATCTATACAAAGGCTTTAAAATGCGCTATAATCCGTAAAGAAAGGAGCTTAACAGCCATGACATTAGATGATTTGTTATTTAATCAAGATGAATTATTGTCCCGATTTATGAAAATAGTGAGAGATTCCCGGCCACCAATCACGCTCAAGCGAGCATCAGAAGAAAGTGGCATATCGTATGGCGCGCTCTATCGCCTGCTTAATACGCCTAACGTAGGTATGACTATGATGGTAAAGCAGCGCATGCTTAAATGGATACGCGATAAAGAGGCCGAGCAATGATGAATTTTCTGTGGCAAACCACGGGCAATGCATTATTTGTGGGCGCAACGAGTGCCATATTGATATTTATAGCGCTGCATAAATGCAACCGGTCTAACAATGCTGATCTTCATGAGCTTAATGAATGCCTTCAGTCTATGAATGGTGTGCTTACTGATTTTAATGAAAGCCTTTTTAACGCACGTATGAGGTTGCTAAAATTGGAAGACCGGGTGGAAGAGTTAGAAAAGGATACAAAATGAAAGAACTGTTTAAGCAATACATATCTCATATTTATATGGATGATGATAAGAATTACTTGGTATTCCTTAATAAGACGGGCCAATGGGTTTATAGTCCGGAGGATGATTGTTGTTCAACTTCTTCATTTAAATCTATAGAAAATGCGGAAAATATAATTAATGAATGGATCATTGGCATAGAAGAAAAACCTGCGTATGGATTTTTAATCGAAGAACATTTGTGTGAAAGAAATACAGTTACCATTTATGGTTACACATTAAAAACCAATAAAGGATATTGTGATATAGAGTTTCGTAATGAAAGTAATGGTTATTATGGTGGAAGTTGTGAATTCATAAATGATGCGCAGTTGATATTTCCTGGCCAAGATTCGGTGACTAATAGGGAACTTTATCGGCAAAACCCCTTAGAAACGCCATGGCCACCTAAGGACTTGCTTGCTAGATATAATGCTTTAGAAGCAAAAATGCCTATAAAGCTTCGCGTTATTGGAGCGACCGAAGACATTGTTTTGCGCGCATTGGAATTGAAAGATTAGAAAAGGATACAAAGTGAGCGAATTTATGCTGCGAGCGCTGCACCTTTTTGCTGTAATGATTGCATCGTGGGCGATTTATGGATTAACAAAGCTTTGCTTAACAATACTCTATCAATATTACTCGAGAAATAAATGAACTGGATAAAAACAGGAGATGAGCTGCCTGCTTTGCCTATCGACAAAGAAACAAAATAAGATACACTGAGACGAAATTAAACGGGAATAGCCCCCGATTGGTTGCTTCATCCTGAGGCGTTCTCAGGAGCGTGAAATAAAAAAGAGACGCTTTTTACGGCGTCTCTTTAAATTATATTCCCCGTCCCCGATCAAAAGTACGAAAGGAAAAAAACCAAATGACCACCGCAACTCAAAGGAGAAAAGAAATGATGCACAACATCCCAAAAAAGGAGGAAGTGATCAATCAGGAAGTGATTTCAGTACTTACTAAATACTCCAAAAGCACACCATCTCAAAGAACCCAAAGGAGAAGCAGGAGGTGATTTCAATTTTCAAGTACAAATCTAACATTGCTTCTCGCAAAAATCAAGCATTAATAAAACTTTCGTTAAAACCTATTCAGATTGAACAAAATTCTCTCATAGAATTTTTTAAATCATTCTCATTGGCACAGCGTAAAGTATTAAATTATTTCTTGGCTATGAGAATGCGCCACCAGAGCATCTATTCGTCACAGGCCCGCATTGCGGCGTATGCTGGCATCACGCGTCAGTATTGTAACCGAATAATTGATTGGCTTTATGAGCTCGGACTCATTGGGCGCCTATACCGCCATCGCCAGACCTGCATTTATCAAGTATCAGAATTCTTCGACAACATAGACGTCCGGCTTAAGCTCGTTGGTGTGTTTGCTGCTTTTGGGTACCTTACCCTTTTCTCTATGTTTGAGGCCGCAGCAGCCCATTACAACCAGAAGAAAAACGAGTTGACACCATTTATAAGATCCGGAGTAAAGATAAAGAAAAAGATAACTATCGATACTCTCTTTACAACCAACGAAGAGAGTCTTAAGAAGATAGTTACTATCGAATTACTAGATGCGCGTTATGCGCGTAAAGAAAAAACGGGAGAGTGGATGGACTTTGAAGCAAAAGTTGCCATGTTTGACAAGATAGGGGCTGGATGTAAGCCAGAAGACATCATTCCAGGGCAAATAGAAGCGCTTACGGATAAATTAAACCTGACATTGTGGGGAAAGTTGCACCTGATGGCATTCCCACTTGATGCAATCTCGTATGCGGTTACGCATTTGGCTAACGCCCCGGTGTGGAAGTCAAAATGGACCGCGTTTGATGATTTATGCAAAGAGTTTTGCCTGCAAAAAGATATAAAGCCTGATTGGCGGTTGATGTATGACCTGCTTAAAGCATTTGATGCGCCCGCATCGCCTCCTTGGGTTTCCCCGAACCTGAAAAAGGAGCCTGCGGCTCCCAAGAAGGATGTTGCACGCGTCGATTACAAGAATAAACCAAGCTCGCATCGCATGTATGTTGGCTCACATGCAAGCTCAAAACTACGCCATCCTACAGTGCTTACGGAAAAAGCTAAGCAATTCATGCAACGCTTTGGCATAGAAAATCCTTTCGAAAACAATCCACCCGAGGTACAATGTCGCATAACGGAGGGGACTACCCTCTCAGAAGTTGCCCGTATGCGTAGCGAGTACTTGGGCAAGCATGTACCGCCCCAGTCGCTGCTCCCGATTCCAGCCAGTCGCGGATTGTTTGATGCGTATCTCTCTACAGATATTGTAAATTCAAACGAGGATTCGATATGACAGAAGATTTATCACTGGGTAGAGACTTAAGTCCTGTCCAAAAAACAATGCTGCAAAATGGATGGGCGCGCTATATTTTGGAAGGCGAGCCAATACCGCTCAAGCGCCACCGACACAACCAGCGCCGGGCATATGATTCCCAGCGCCATTTAAAACTTACTTCTACGCTTGCTCTTACTGATCAACACGGCACACGGCCCCTTATGACGGGGCCTTTGCTGTTAGATATTACGTTCTTTTTTTCTATACCAAAGACACGTATAAAAAGCCTGCGTCCCGGATCATTCCATCATTTTAAGCCGGACCTGGACAATCTCATCAAATACATCTGCGATGTGTCCACTAAGATAATCTATGAAGACGATTCATGCGTAGCGTCTATCAATGCCCGCAAGCGCTACAATGTAGAACCACGAACCGAGATATGGGTGGGGAGAATATAATGGCAGTTAGAAGAAAGCCGCCCTGTAATAATGAACGCCCGCATATCGTGCAAGAGGCGTTAAAAAATGCCCCTAAACATCCTGGAATGCATTGTATGCCGCGGGAGATTGAGGAGCAAAATAAGCTTGCTGATGCACTGCTTGAATGGGCTAAACTTGAGACGTCATTTCCTATAGAAGAATTTGCTATCAGTATCGGAATCAATCCGTATCGGTTTAAGAAAGCGCGCGAGAAAAATATCTACTTTAAAGATGTGTATGAGTCGGCCGAGATCTTGTGTTCCAGAAGATTGATGAAGATGGGGCTCACCCGCAAATACGATAGCAACCTGACCAAAGAGATACTACCGCTCTATCATGAAGAATATAGGGAGTATCGAAGCGAGATGGTCACCCGCGCAATAGAGGCGCGACTTAAGGCCGCAGAGGTTGAGAAAGCTAAGGGCGATATACATATTCATATGGAACCATTTCCAAGTTCTGAGTTGGTGCCTAATAAGAAAGAAGAAGAATGAAGCCGCCCATTAAACAAGACTTGATACAGATTGTAGACATATTTGACGAGTATTGGTCGCGCGCTGGAGAACTTAAAGGCTCGTATGTTTCTCAAAAAAATGAAAAAAGCGAGCCGTATATAATAAGTGTTTTTAAGGCAAACTCTAGGATTGGTCATCTTTTTTGTGAACTAACACCCACACTTAGGGAAGCCGATGCGGAACTGTATTCCAATAAGAAAGAAGAAGAATGAGTGTTAAAGCAAATATTTATGACATTGAAAAGCAATTAGTTGCTAATTGGTTTAAAAAAGAAATGCGTGTGGCGCAGGAATTGGCCGATGTGATGAAATCAAATTTGGCACATTTAGCTGTATTGGGCGATAAGGTTTCAGAATCTTTTCCTAAAGAATTGCCAAATTCCACCGATACGATCAGTGCAGAATTGGCACACTTAAAAAACTTTTTGGGGCGCATTATAGAAGAAGCGCGAGGAAATGGGGAGTTGCTTAGAAAATCGCTTGCCTCATTGTTGAATAATGCCGATCTTATTCAATTACTTGCAGGCCATTCTCCGAGTTCTATAGGCGAAGAGCGCACGTGTTTAGACATATGCCGTCGATACCAAGCTGGAATCACCGAATATGATGAGTTTCTGGCAAAACAATCACAAGAGCAATAACTATCTAGGAGAGTGGATGGAGCAAAAACTGGAATCGGTTATTGGAAAGAAGTTTGGGCGCTGGACCATACTTGGCTTCGCGTGTATCAAGTTCGGCGACCCATACTATAAAAGCCAATGCGATTGCGGCAACATAAAAGATTTGCGCCTTGAGTTAATTTTAAGGAAACGAATTAGAAAGTGTGTGGTGTGCGATGAGTAAATCGCACGATTTAATGCCCGGCAAGCAAAAAGTGTATATTTATTGGAAAAAGCACTGGAGAAAATTAGGTCGAACCCGCATGGACACCACGGGATTTGAAGCCGATTATATGGTTTGCTTTGCTTGCGGGGATAAGCGAAGTGGATTGCAAAGATGCCACATACACCCTCTTTGTTTTGGTGGTTCAAATGATTTAAGCAATATCCATATACTTTGTCGACGTTGTCATCTTGAATCCGAGGGTTTGTTGCGTTATTGGCAATGGATTAAACATAAACGAAAGTATGAATGGGATTTTTTTGAAAATCATGTCATAGACCTTATGCTTAAATGCGGCATAGACTTTTGGAAAGAAGTGAAAGAGCTAGGCGAAAAATATGACAATGATTCAAGCAAATGCCAGGTAGTGCTTGATGAGATACATGAAAAGGTATTTTGGAAATATGCCAGTGAAACAGCTCGATAATCCGTCGGATATAGAAAAGTTAGCTAAGTTTTATGAGATTCTTATAACAATCGACAAACGACTTAAGGCAAAACGTGAATGTAGAAACTCGCATTAAACTTAACAAGTTCAAGCCGCGCCATTATCAGTTACCTATACTTGATGCGATTGAAAACAAAGGATATAAGCGCGTAGTTGCCATCCTTCCGCGCCGAGCGGGAAAGGATATAACCGCGTTCAATCTTTGCATCCGGGCGTGCTTGAAAAAGCCGTGCGTTATCTATTACGTATTTCCTACCTATTCGCAGGCAAAAAAAGTTATCTGGGATTCGATTACCAATACGGGAGAGCGTATCTTAGATTACATTCCGCCCGAAGTGGTTGCTTCGATGAATAGTCAGGAAATGAAGATTCGTTTTGTTAACGGATCGCTTTTTCAGCTTGTCGGATCGGATAATTATGATAGCCTTATGGGCACCAACCCTCAAGGCGTTGTGTTTTCTGAATATGCGCTGCAAGATCCACGTGCCTATCAATATATACGGCCGATCCTCATGGCCAACGACGGATGGGCACTATTCCTTTCTACGCCTCGTGGCAAGAATCATCTTTATGAGCTTTATGAAATTGCCCGCAATTCTCCGGAATGGTTTGCGTATAAGCTTACCGTAGAAGATACCGGTCACATATCTTTGCATGACATAGCAAAAGAACGCGAAGATGGACTCATGAGTGAGGATCTTATACAACAAGAGTATTTCACGTCGTTTTTTTTCGGAATCCAAGGATCGTACTATACCAGGTATCTTGATCGCATGCGCATTAAGCAACAAATTGGCCAGGTTCCGTGGGAGCCGGGATTCAAGGTGCACACCGCGTGGGATCTTGGTGTGCGAGACAGCACCTGTATTATTTTCTTTCAAACCATCGGTCAGACCGTTCGTATTATTGATTGCTATGAAAAATCTAAAGAAGGCCTTGAGCATTACGTAAAAGTAATAAACTCAAAGCCTTATAATTATGGTAAGCATATCGCGCCGCACGATATTAAAGTTCGCGAGTTTGGTTCGGGCATGAGTAGAATTGAAAAAGCCAAACAGCTTGGCATAACGTTTACGGTTGCGCCCAACGTATCTATCGTAGACGGAATTGAATCGGTTCGTTCCGGTCTTGGCAAAGTGTGGATTGACGAAGTTTCATGTTCTCCTTTATTAAAAGCACTCGAAAATTATCGCCAAGAATATGATCAAAAGCATCGCGTATACAAATCCCAGCCACTCCATGATTGGTCCTCCCATTGGGCAGATGCCATGCGGTACTTATGTATTTCGCTACCAAAGACCCGTGATGGTCTAAGCGCTGAGGATCTAGATAGACGCTACCAGGAAGCAATGCTTGGATCAAATGCTGGCATGCCGAGTGTTTTTAGAAACGATTTGCCACCATATTAAAAAATAAAACGAAAGAATTACTGCATGAAATGGGTAAATGCGCTCAGTGAGGGAATGCCTCCTCGAGAATTGAAATTTGAAGAACGTATTTGTTTCATTGGTCGAGCATATTGCGAACTTGACGACACGAAATACCGCTGCCCCAATTCTCAGGATAATCACGGATTGTTTGTTGTGCTTAGATATATGAAAGTATCGCGTTTTTTCGATTATGATAAATATGAACCCATGAATTTTAAAGATGCAGAGATTTTAGATTACAAATTCAATTGTTGCGCATTGGCTTCAACGCCTGATGGTATTGCAAAAATACGTAAAATAATGCCCCACGACCGTATTAAGGATTTTATTGATGATTCTGATTTTGAAATTAACATAGATGCGGTGGATAAATGGGTAATTATTCCTACATTACCATTTATTCATGAAGATTTATAATTAATTTTAAGGGGTGTGTGTGAGTATTTTAGACAATGTTTATTTGGATCAAATGCTGGCATGCCAAGTGCTTTTAGAAATGATTTACCGCCGTATTAATATCATTTCCGATTTCCGATTTCGCATATATAATCGAAAATTAGAAATGATAAGAAATAACTTATAAGGAGACAGCATGCCTTTTTTGAATCCTGGACACTATTCCGCAGACTTTAATCAGACATTGCCTCTCCTTAAGTTTGAAAGGTTTGGCACTTTTGAATTTTTTATACATGCGTTTTGGCACATTATTCTCATATTAATTGCTATCTCGGGCACAATCTTTGTTTACAAATATTTGGCCAATGAATATAGAAAGAAAAAGTTATTTATCGATGATGTTGAATTTAGTAACTATAAATATCGTCTAAACCGAAGAATGCAAGATTTCATTGGGGCAGGTAGATACATTGCAGATGAATTTAAGCTCTTGGGCGATAACGAAAAACGCCGTCATGAATTGATGAAAGATCTACTTCAATTTTTTAAAAGAATCGAAGGGTTTGAGGAATTGATGATGAAAGAATATCCAGAAAGCATAAAGTTCGTTGATTTGTGCAGAAATTACTTAATAAAAAAATAACTTGCACCGGAAAATGCAGATCGCTAGGCTGTCACTGAAGGGGACTAGCGTCACGTACTGAATGCAGCACATACAGACATACCGTAAATACAGTCCCCTTCACTAAAATAAAGGGTATTATACGTGTTATTTCCGCAGCTTGGGCCCCAGTACTACGATGAAAAAGATAGAGCAATTCTGAGCAGAATGGAGGCATTTTACGCAGAGTCTATCACCATTAATCAATCATTTTGGGCTGAAGCGGACACTGATACCCGATTTGAAGCGGGCGATCAAACGTTATGGAATGACCTTTATGGCAATCTTCCTGCTAATCGTCGCAGACAATTTAATTTCAATCGCATACGTCGCGTTATCAACCTGATAGATGGATATCAGCGGCGCAATCGAAAATCAACTATCGTAACACCGGTAGAAAATGCTGATGCTGCTACGGCTGATCAGTTCACTAAAGTCTTGATGTGGATATCTAACCAAGAAGGCGTGCTCAATACTATCTCTGAATCATTTCACGGTGCTTTGGTTACTGGTATGAACCTACTTCAAGTCTGGATGGACTACCGGTCCGACCCTGTTTCAGGCAATATTCGCGTGGACAACTGTCCTTATAATAGCTTTTTGATAGACCCTTACTTTCGAAAAGCCGATCTTTCCGATTGCAACGCTATTTGGAAACGATCGTTCCTGACAAAGCGCGAATGTATTTCATTGCTCCCTGATTCAGCCGATCTTATTTTGGGGCTGATGGGCGGCGACTCAGGAACTGGACGTGACGGAAAGTTCCAGTTCTTGCCTGAAACATACAATTACGGCATGAAGAACTTGCTTACGTATGATGAATATTATTACCGTGATTATCGTACGCAAAAGATGCTGGTTGATACCGATACCGGCGAAACGATGGAATGGCGTAGTGACGACAATGATAAGTTAAAACTATTTTTGCAGACTTATCCAAGCACTACCGTGGTCGATCAAGAGATACCGACCGTTAAGCTTGCCATCGTAGTACAAGGCAAGGTCATGTATCATGGCCCTAATCCAATGGGCATCGATCAATATCCGTTTGTGCCAGTACTTGGCTATTACACTCCAGAGATGCCGTATTTTCCTTGGCGAATACAGGGCGTAGTGCGTGGACTTCGTGACAGCCAGTATTTATACAACAGAAGAAAAGTAATAGAACTTGACATACTGGAAAGCCAAATCAACTCTGGCTGGAAGTATAAAGAAAATGCGCTGGTAAATCCTAAAGACGTTTTCTTGCAAGGACAGGGGCGTGGACTTGCGCTTAAAGAAGAAGCGCAGATGAGTGATGTGGAGCAAATTATACCACCATCAGTGCCACCATCAATGATCCAGCTCTCACAGATTCTTGGTGAAGAAATTCAGCAAATTTCGGGCGTTAATGAAGAATTACTTGGTTCTGCTACCGACGAGAAAGCCGGCATCTTGTCAATGCTCCGGCAAGGTGCAGGCCTTACTACGCTGCAGCGCTTGTTTGATCAGCTTGATCATTCACAAAAGCTGCTCGGCAAAATCATGATTGATTTGGTACAAACCAATTTTGTGCCAGGCAAGATTAAAAAGATACTCGAAGGCGAAGAGCCTGCGCCACAATTTTATAGCAAAGCGTTTGGTAAATATGATGCCGTAGTTGAGGATGGACTTAATACTTCTACGCAAAAACAAATGCAATTTGCTCAGCTACTTCAGCTTCGTGAGCTTGGGGTGCCAATTCCAGACGAATCATTACTTGAAGCATGCACTGTTCAAAATAAGAAAAAACTTATGGAGAGTATCAATGCAGCCAAACAACAAGCCCAGCAACTCCAACAAGCACAAATGCAAGCACAAATGCAGGAACAAATGGCTCGTGCAGAACTTTCACAAGCTCGCGCTGTCGCAGATCGAGGCCTTGGCTTAGAGCGCATTTCGCGTGTTGAAGAAAACAAAGCACTTGCAGTTGAGCGTAGAGCTGCTGCTGAAAAAGATCATGATATGGCCATCCTTAATCTGGTCAAAGCGCTTAAAGAAATTGATTCGGTTGATATTGAGCAGCTTAATAAATTAGTTACGCTTTCACATTTTGTGTCAGAAAAAAAAAAATTACAGGAACAGGAATCAATGAATGGTGTTGATATATCCGCGCAACGAATGGAAACTCCCCCTGTTCCTGTATAAAGATATCCCCATTACAGAAATGGTCTGTACTGGTAGATAGAGGAAGCACCTTGCTAAGACGGTTAAACCTGGTACCGTCAAAGCAGTTTCTACCGAGGAGCCAACCATGGCAAAACGATACCATCAATCAGTTAAAGATCGACTTGCTGAAAGTCGAGGCATGGAGCGCCACGAGCTTAAGCATAAAGCTCATCACGGCATGGATGAACATTATGCCGGCATGGGCTCTCGCCGACGCCAAGAACTTGAAGATGCAGGGATGATTCATGAAGATCACCGTGCAATCGCAAATCTTCCACAAGAAGTAATGATTAAGCCATATCCATACACTGGCCCATCACTTCCAGAGGGACTTGATGACACAATTCGTGGCGTTGATGCTCAAATGGATTACGATGACAGCCAACGTCGCCGTCATTTCTACCCTAAAAAGGTATAATATGCCAGCAATGCCACGCGTTGCGTTAAAGCCAACTAAGATTGCGTACAAAATACTTGGTGTTCCTGCCAATATTTTGTTTAAGCGATCTAAAGAGCAGCAACGAATAAACAAGCGCCTTGTGTTTGAAGAAACAATTCGCGTGCGTTAATTATTGGGGGTCTTCGGACCCCTTTTAAAGGAAGACTATGAAAAGAATGCGAGAGCATGAGATTGCCGTAGATCGATACCGCAAAATTCATGATCGATCTAAGTTCGAGGATAACGACCCACGCCGAGCGCTTGAGCGTCGTGATTTTAGAATGCTTAATGAAGATTATACTGCAATGGCTAATTTGCCACGCACCGCACAAAACCATGAATATCCATATCGACATGATAGATTTGTTCACCCAATGTTAGATATGGTGTTTTTCAGCGATATACCGGCTAAGGATTAACGATGAAAGACAAAAAAATAACGGTTGCTAAGGGCGTTAAAGTAAAGCGCGGCGTTGAAGAAAAGATGCGCGAGAAAAAAGGCTCATCGAATGCCGGCAAGTACAAAAATGTTTCACCTAAAGAATTTGCGGGTGCTGCAGGAGGTGCTTCAAAGTACTCGTTTCCTATCAACGACCTTAAGCATGCGCGCAATGCATTAGCTCGCGCTCATTTTGCACCAGATCCTGAGGGAATCAAGCGCAAAGTGTATGCAAAGTTCCCTGAACTTAAAAAGCATCATGAAGAGCGTGAAGGTAAGCATAAAAAAGCTGATCCGAAACCAAAGCATCATAAAAAAGAAGCGCATCACACCAAGTCAAAAGTTAAATCCAAGATTGAAAAAGTGATGCATGAATTTAAAGAAGGTAAATTGCACAGCGGCAGCAAAAAAGGCCCTGAGGTAACTAATCCTCGCCAAGCTATTGCGATAGCTTTGTCAGAAGCGCGTCGTAAAAAACGCAAATAAATTCGACACACCCTATCTCCCTAGGCCCGGCATGTTGACCACGACACTTAACATGCCGGGGGTGTAAACAAAAAGCGCTACACACTCAGGCGAATGTGTAGCGCTTTATCAATAATAAGCCAGCACGGCTTATGTACCGACTTAACTATATATATTTTTTGATCTCTTGCAAAGATGCATACTAATCGACATATTGTGATAGACCCTTCCAGCCAATAATTATTGCATATATATTTTTAAGGGAAAGTATGATGAAAGCGTTGCTGTCGTTTATATTTTTTTTTAGTTGTAGTGCACCGGTTGGATCAAATATTGTTAGCGGAACGGTGGTCAAAACGGCGACAGGATTGGTTGTAGTAGATCGCCTTGCAGTTGGTGAGCGTGTAACAAGCTTTAGCGAACGCAGCATTGTTGATTATTTACCGATCACGCATTTATCTGAAGAAACTATTAATGAAATTTTGTTCATTAAAACAACAAATGGCGCTTTTCATTCAAGCCTGACCCAATCATTTTATGATCCTGTTTTAAAAGATTGGGTAGTTGCATCTAATTTAAAAGATCACAATACGTTAGTTGATTATGCTTTTAATCATTTGCGTATTGTGCGGATTGAAAAACTTACGTTGCTTGCTAAAAGCTACCAATTATTGGTTGATTATCCCTCATATTTTTATATTTCTACTGCTCAAATTCTTACAAGAAGCCATGGATTTAATGATAAATTTCATTCCAATCCGGGACTTACGCCTCATCGAATTATTGATGATTTCTCGCCGAGCAGCCCTGATTTAAATAAAATCTTAGCATTTGTTTTGGCTGTTTTTAAAAAAAGTCGCGAATATAATATAAATCGTGCAGAAGCTCGTTGTTTTATGTTTAATCAGCAAGCAACGCACTCCGGAGATTTAGTATGAAAATAGAAGAAAAACGCACGACAGTCGGCGCAATAGCAAAAGATTTAATGACCAAGGCGCCTGAGACAAGCAGCCCATTGGATCTTGAGCAATCCATGCAAAGCGAATACCGCAATGCATTGCTTGAATGTATTACCGAAGCAAAGAAAAGGTTTTTGAGCGATTTTTATGTTGAGGTGACAACTAAGCGCGAACCGTTAATGCCTAATGTTTTTCGCAATTATTTTAGTGCGCGGCTATCTTGCCCAACCCCCAACTACGATCAAGCAGTTTATCGTTATCGACCAACAGTTGAGGCGGTAGATTTTATTTGGGTTATACCCTCTCGAGACGCATGCCATCATTTAAAAGATAATGCTATGCTAGTGGCACCCGAAGAACGCGGACTGTTAAGATTTGTTTTAGATTTTGCAGACGGAACATTGTTTCGTTTATGCAAAAAACTTAACAATGAACAAGATGACTCACCGCTTTTAGACATTTAAAGGATTATGAATGAGCAGCTATATTGACCTAGATCGCGGCATCAAACCAACTATTGAGATGCCACCATTGCCCGAAGAGCCGGTTGAGCAAATTTCCGCTCCTGAGCCGGTACAGGAAGTTATTCAGGACCAATCAGAAGCTCCAGAAGAATTATTGCACGAAGAACTTCAAGAATCCGTTAAACCATCTCCGCAAGAAAGTTTTAGGCAATTAAAAGCCAAAGCGGAGCGTGCAGAGCGTGAGCGTGACGAACTTTTGCGTCGCTTGCAAGAAACTGAGCGACTTAAACAGCAACATCAGCAACCTGTTGAAGATGAAGTGCATTTAAATCCTGACGATTTAGTAGAATGGAAGCACGTAGATTCAAAAATACGTAAGCTTGAAAACCAATTGCGTGCGCAGCAGCAACAACAAGCATTAGCCGCAGCTGAAATGCGTCTTAAAGCGCAATTTCCCGACATTGATCAGGTAGTATCAGCCGAAAACGTACAAAAACTCTCGTTATTGTACCCAGAATTTGCTGAAATTCTTAATGAATCAGGCGATTTGTATAAAAAAGCTGCCTCAGCGTATAAAATGATTAAAAATCTTGGTATTATGCCCAATACGCAACCAGTCTATAAAGAGCGCGAATTGGCGCGTGCCAACGTGGTAAAGCCCCGTCCTATGGCAAGCATATCGCCACAGCAAGGAGATTCGCCAATGTCACATGCAAATGCATTTGCTAATGGACTCACGCCGGATCTTCAGGCACAATTACTCAAAGAGATGCGTGACGCACAAAAAAATATGTAAGCATCCTTTTCTCCCGGGGCCGGAATCATGCTCTGTACACGTGATTTCCCGGCCCCGGGTTCTTTTTACAAGAAGGTCAATATTATGTGGAATATAATTTCTCACAAATCAGAAATACCTACTGACCGAATAATATTAACCATATTCAAGGGCAGGATATCTTTAACTGAATATGATATATATACAGGCAGATTTAGTCTGATTTTTGATCCGGCCATGACTGGAAGTTGGCAAATTTCTCAGGACATGGAATCTTGTTTCTATGCATGGATGGAATTACCCGATTACCCATCGCAATGGTATGAGGAATTGAATGCCATTTTAGAAGTTGAAAGGACAAGAAAGCTTACCGAAGTGCATCCGGGATCTTCTACTTAATTCTTGATTTTAAATTGTGAAACATTTTACACTAATGTCAGCCCAAATGAAGCATGGCTAACTTCACTTTCTATGACCCAATCGAGCCTGGTCACCTCATGACCCAACGTAAGCCTGGTCAGCTTGAGATATTAAGTAATATTTCAAGGAGAATCCATGTCTATAACGACAACCTCCACGCTTCCAGCACCGGTGCAACAAAGCTTTAGTTATAAGCTTTTAAGTGTTCCCGTGCCTAGACATATTGGGCACGTTAAATCTTCTCTGATTGACTTGAAACCCGTAGTATACTGCTAGAAACAGTACAACCGGCAACAAGGGGCAAGATGATTAAATGGATTAATAAAAGAGATAAGAAATGGAACTGTGAGCATGTTAATAAAAATGATGTGCTTATTGAAAAAGATGGAGAACTTTTCTTTTATCTCACTGATTATCCAGAACCTACGGGCGAATATAAATATGTATTCGTCAGTGATTTGTTGGAAAATCAGTTCTTCAATAACAGAATTTATGATCCATGTGATTGTCAGCCTGAACGTAGCAAGCGAGAAGACTCACAGCAATGTGAGATGCGGTGCTCTGAACATTGTGGAAACACAATGAGGGATAAGTAGAGAAAGTCCCCGCCTGAAAGGGTCAGTAAGCGAAAGCTGAAGTAACAGAATGAATATGATTCATAAAATCCCTGCGATGCGTAAAAACATGCCTCGCAATGGCGGTACAACGCTCCGTATGCGTAGATATAACCCACTTAACACAGCCATGGTTCCATTGGGAAATAGCGGTGTGACGCCTCCGCCACAGAATTTAACTGCAGTGGATATTGATGCGAAGATATCGTTCTATGGAACATATGTTCAAATCAATGAGCAAGTAACATTACAAAACCAAGACCCTAAAATGTATGGGGTCTATAAATCTTCTCTGATTGACTTGAAAACCGTAGTATACTGCTAAAAACAGTACAACCGGCAACAAGGGGCAAGCATGATTACTACTTCTTCAGATTTATTTAAAATTAGTTGCATAAAATGTAAGGGTAATTACTTGTTTAGTGTTCCATTGATGGCAACACAAGAAGAAGCAAATTTAGCCTTGGATTTATGTAAAACATGTAGAAAGTCAATGCAGCCTGAACGACTAAGCGAGAAGACCTCGAAAGAGGATGCGATAGTCTGACCTCCAGCGGAAACCTGGAGAGGGAAATTCGAAGAAGTTTCCCCGCCTAGAAATAGGTCATAAAAGTAACAGACTGGTACTTAATGAATGTGCGGCCCGTCTTGGCGTAAGTCTTCGTCAAACCGAAGATCAACTTACGCGTGATATGCTTGCTTCAACAGCTAGCTTTATCAACTGTACGGGTGGCGTGAACGGTGATAACCCAACAGAAATTACACGCTCTGACGTTGATACAGTTGTGCGTACATTGCTTAACAACAATGCATACACAATCATGGACAACATTGAGGGTGAAGACAAGTTTGGTACAGCACCAGTTCGTGATGCGTACTTTGCATTGTGTTCAACACAACTTACCGGAAACCTTGATGCGGTTGCTGGATTCATTCAAAAGAATCAATACCCAGCCCCAATGAATGCTTTACGCTCTGAGTGGGGCGCAATCGGTAACCTACGATTCTTGATTTCATCAATTGGATCATCAGTTGCTAATGCTTCATCGCTTGGCGCAGTAGTATACAACATTTTCTGTGTTGGTATGGAAGCGTACGCATGTATTGAGCAAGATGGATATAGCGCAAGCTTTATCTACCGTCCTCCTATATATGATGGCCCACTTGCGCTTAACGCGTCTGTAGGGTACAAAATGGCCGAGGTTCCGCGTATCACTAATGATCTTTGGGTCATCAACCTACGCGCAACGCTAGCATAAGGAGAGAGCATGGACGGAACTATATTAGGACAAGGCTCGTTTACCGCTAATTTTTCTGGGTTAAGTAACCCAAATTCTGGAAACGCTGCCGTAGGTCAAGCAAATCCTACCATCATTCAAATACCTTCAAACGCTGATTGGGTTAAAGTTTGGAACTACACTCAATTTGGAACGGCTGGTAACAGCGGTGGCTATTTGAATGGTACTGCAAACTGTGATACAGCGGTTGAGCATTACTGGCAACGCGGCATGGCTGCAGGAACCGGTATTGTAAAATATTACGCTAACGGCGGCACTGTATTGCATGCAGACACCATGCTTAGTGGCGGATTCACCTTGTTTGATCCATCAGGTCAATCAGCTGGTGCGCAACCACAAATTGGCGCTGCAGTAGCAACAAGTGCTTCTACAAACGCTACTCGTCCAGTAGTAAGCACAAGCAACACAGCTGGTGTAACCGTTGGAAGCGTAGTTCGTTTGAGCAACACAGCACAAACAGACGTTAACGGTATTGATTTTGTGGTTGGAGCAGTAACTGCTAACACAAGCTTTACATTGCTAACATCTACCAACGCATTGGCAACTGCGCCAGGTGCTATTGGTGGTACTGGTTACTATCGCCTTGTTAACTACAATTCATTGTTCTATCCACGTCGCCGCTATGTGACTAACATTACTCAAGCAGTTAATGCTCAAGTAAGCACATCAGTTGCTCATGGATTAACAGCTGGTCAAGAAGTTCGCTTTAACATTCCTTCAGTTTCAGGAATGGTTGAATTGAACGGAACAACCGGCAACAATTACCAACCAGCCGTTATCGTATCTGTTGTTGATGATTACAACTTTACTATCAACATTGATACAACCGGCTTCACTGCCTTCACGTGGCCAACAATTGCGCAACAGCCTAGCTCGTTCCCAATTGTTACACCATTTGGTGAAGACACCGCGACCGCTCTTGCTTCGACATCAAACATGGTGCCAAGCATTAACGGGCAGCAAATCTACAACACCAATACCGGAATCCTTGCTGATTCGACCGTTAATACCGGTTTCCTTGGCATGATTCTTGGCGCTGGTGGCCTTGGTAAGATCCTTGCTACTACAACTGTGTACGGACCTGCTGGTTCTGTTGCCTGGTCTTCAGGTAACGTTGGCACCGGCGATGTTCTGTATTGGGTTGCAGGTAAGGCTACTTACGGCGGCTTATAATTCGATCACTAGAGGGGGAGCAATGCCCCCCTCTTTCTATAAGGGATAGGTATGGAAACAGTTATGAATGATAAGAAGAAAAAAGAAGTCACCCGGCCAAATCTGAAGTATCAACGCGATAAAGATCGTGAAATGGTTAAGGGAATTTTCAGATTCCATGAAGTACCAGGCGGTCACATGGCGTTTAGCATCAAGCTTTATAAAGAAGATCCGGTAGAAAACTACAGTTTTTACGATGGCGAAGTATACACAATACCACTTGGTGTGGCGCGTCATTTAAATAAAAATGGCTGGTATCCGGAATATGAATACATGCGCAATGAAAACATGCAAGGCGTTGGCCATGGCATGCGCATAGCAACTAAAGTACGCCGCTTTAGCTTCCAAAGTCTTGAGTTTATTGATTCTGAAGACTTAACACCGGCAACATCGGTATCGGTTGCAGAGCAGATGCCTATAATCTTATAAGGAGGTTCCGTGGGATCATGTTTCGCATTCACTAATCCAGTTTTTAAACCAGCTTATAGAATTATTGCATCTATTACGCAGTCTAATCCTATGGTAGTTACTACTACATTTGCGCATGGTTATGTTTCGGGAACTACCGTAAGGCTCGACATTCCGCCACTTGATGGCATGCAACAAGCTAACCAGCTGGTTGGTGAGATAATTGTTAATGGTCCCACGACCTTTATATTTCCGGTAGATAGCACCACATTTGATGCGTTTTCAATACCAACTACGCCACTTAATACATGCGCATTGGTGGTTCCAATAGGTGAAAATAACGGCATATTAACGGCCGCAGTCCAAAACGTCTTAACTCCAGGAGTGTTATAGTGGCAACGTATCCAACTAATCCACCCGGCACAACGCTTGCCGCTATACAAACAAAAGTGCGACGTTTAACGCGAAGCATTTCAGAAAATCAACTCACTACTGACGACTTAAATAACTATATTAACACGTTTGTGGTGTACGATTTCCCTGAACACTTAAGAATGTTTAACCTGCGTACCACGTTTACCTTTACGTGTAACCCATTTCAGGACCAATATCCTACCGATATTGTTTCTTTTGGCGGTGCAACCTTAGCAGAAGCTAATCCTTTGTACGACTTTCAAAACAATTTTATTAGCATTCATGAGCCGGTATATATTGCGGGCTATCAATCATTTTTTTCGCAATCACGTGAGCAATTTTTTGGCATCTATCCGAATGTGAATAACATTTCAAGTATTGGAACTGCCGGAGACGGTGTAACAACCACATTTACCGGGTACATTAATGCCTCTCAAGCGATTGTGCCAACCAATTTAACGCAAACTATCACATTGCTTCAAAATAATGTGCTTTTCAGCTCGGTAGACGTGGACGGTAACGGTTTAGCGCTTGAAGATCAACCCATACTTGATGCTGTAACCGGCAACCCGACAGTTTGGGGACAACTTATATTGCCGCAAAATTATTACACAACTCCGCCAACGCCATTGCTATTGACTGCGCCATATTTCACTAATCCAGATTTTCCAACAACGAATTGGATTAATTATGTTACCGGTCAGTTTAATATTGAATTTCCAAATGCGCCTGCAAGCGGACAACTTATTAATAGCCAGTCCGTGCCATCGGTGGTAACACTTCCTCAAGCGCTTTTGTATTACGATGACGTGATAACCTTACGTCCAGCGCCAGATCAACCATATCGCGTGCAATTTGAAGCTTATATGAGACCAACTCGATTGATGGAAACCAATTCCAATCCAATGCTTAATGAATGGTGGCAATACATTGCATATGGTGCAGCCAAAAAGATATTTGAGGATCGTATGGACATGGAATCGGTACAAATGATTATGCCCGAATTCCTTAAACAAGAACGATTGTGTTTGCGTCGAACCATTGTGCAGTACACCAATGAGCGGGTTGCAACAATTTATACAGAGCAAACTTCATTCGGCCCAGGATCAGGCGCATGGGGTTGGGGCGGAGGACCATTCTAAAATGAATACACCGTTTTGTATCGTATGTAGTGTGTTAATAACGCCAGAAAATGAATCACGTATGCGTCCAGGACAGCGTCGAAAGCGCTGCTCTGGATGTTGGCGTTTGTATATAAAATCGTGCATAGCATATAAAAAGCAGGTAATGCTGGGCAATACATGTCCAATATGTGGCGTAATTAAAGCACCGGTAGAAATTTGCTCAGTTAAATGCTCATTTATGGGCATGGCAAGCAAATTAGTACAATTTTTTAAGGGAGAGAGCAGTGGCGTATCAAGCAAATAAACCGCAAGCAACTGATCAATTATCGGTTTCACAGGGCGACATCCAAGGAAACTTTGCTGCAATCAAAACGCTTATAGATGTTAATCACGTAGATTTCGCTTCAGCAAATCAAGGCAAGCATTATTTTGTAGAATTTCCTAAGCAAACAGCGCCATTGCCTGTGGCATCGGCTAATGAAGTTGCTCTTTATTGTCAGCAATCATCTTATACAAGTCAGCCCGAACTTGTATTTTCTCATCAGCTTGGATCAAATGCTCCTGTACCTGCTAGAATAGTGGAATTTACATCAGCTTATTGGGGCACTAATGGTTGGACGCGGCTTCCGTCAGGAATTTTGTTGAAATGGGGCCAAGCGCTTTTATCAAATGGTCTCACTACGACTACCATTACATATCCTGCTGGAGGAGCGTATGCAAGGTTTGCATCAACGCCATACTCTATTATTGTTTCTCCAATCACATATAGTGGCACTGCATTTGATCACGTAATAAATGTAGTAAATAGCGCTACAACTATAGATTCCTTTAGAGTTAATTGCGCAAGTGCGTTTACAGATAATCTTTATGTGAGTTATCTTGCTATAGGAATATAACATGGCATTTGATCGCTTTCTTATAGCACCCTTAAATACCGGTTTACAAACAAATCTTAGACCATGGCTTATCCAAGAGGACGCATTTGAACAGCTTAATAACGCCTACATATTTAGGGGAAGGCTTAGAAAGCGATTTGGTGGACAACTTATGGGCGGCTCAAACGTTGGATTGCTAGCTCAGCTTAGTTCGCGCTTGAGAATACTTGTAGATACCGTAGATGGCGGGGGTTCAGCCAGTGGAACCGCTCCCGGAAATATATTTGGTATTGGCCAAATGTTTTCCATCGGAAACAATTTTTATACGGTAAATGCGCTGGGAACTCCGGCAGTTATGCTTTCTACAGGCGGCGCATCCACTCATACTTTTGATACTACAACTGGTGCATATGTTTTTACGGGAGCTGCTGCCGCAACACCGGTTTATTTTTACCCTGCTCAACCAGTTATGGGATTTGCAAACTATCAAGTTGGCGCTATAAATAATCAACCATCCTATGCATTTGACACTCAATTTGCTTATACATTTGCAGGCGGAGCTTGGACTCGATCGGGAACAGGAAGCTCTCCTGTATGGCATGGCGGCGATATAAATTTCTTTTGGGTGAGCAACTGGCGCGGCGCTACCGCTAATATTATAACTATGTTTGTAAGTAACTTTTTTGTTACTAATTACAATGGCGCAGTCGATGCTACCAATGACGATCCTATATGGTATACCAATGATGGAAGTACGTGGAGCAAGTTTAGCCCTAAATTTTTAGTCGCGGGAACTGATGCTCAAAACATAATAAGAACAGCGCGCATAGTGTTGCCATTTAAGGATAGACTCGTATTGCTCAATACGGTGGAAGTAAGTTCAGATGGACTAACCAATGTGAATTACGTTAATCGTTGTAGATATTCACATAATGGAAGCCCTTTAGCATCAAACGCATATCTTGAACCTAACCAAACAGGTGCAGATGGTGGCGGATTTATAGATGCATCAACCGAAGAGCAGATTATCAGCGCAGAGTTTATTAAGGATCGCCTTATTGTATTTTTTGAGCGTTCTACGTGGGAACTTGCTTATACGGGAAACCAGGTGTTACCATTTGTATGGCAAAAAATTAATACCGAACTTGGGTGTGACGCTCAATTATCAAGCGTTCCTTTTGATAAGCAGATAATTGCCGTGGGAAATACGGGTATACATGCATGCAATGGCAGCAACGTTGAACGTATAGACACAAAAATACCAGAACAAGTATTCAATATTGAAGATGCAAATCAAGGCCCACAACGCGTCGTTGGAATTCGTGATTATTTTAGCGAAATGGTGTATTGGACATTTCCTACTGATACACAAAATCCCGAACAAGTATTTCCAACTAAAGTGTTAGTATACAATTATCAAAACAATAGTTGGGCATTTAATGATGATTGCATTACCTGTTTTGGTTATTTTGAACAACAAACAGGTCCAACGTGGGAATCAACAACTGATACATGGGAAGTGTATGCGGCAGCATGGGCTGATGGAGTTGAGCAAGCCAATGCGCGTCAAGTAGTTGCTGGAAACCAGCAAGGATTTACCTTTTTAGTTCAAGCAGCCGCCAATGTTGCGCGCAATGCGCCCTCTATGCAAATAACTGATATAACGCTTAATGGTGATGTTTCGCAATTGACTGTAATAAACCACACGCTTCAAAGCGCAACACTCTTAAATCCTCCAACGGGTGATTACATAGCTATTGAAAACGCTCAAGGCATTACATTTACGCCTAACGATAATTATCCAAGCGGAATATATCCGGTTACTTATGTAGATGCTAACACAATAACCATTCCAGTTGGATTTACCGGAACATATACGGGTGGCGGAACAATAGCGCGCGTATCAAACATCAACATTTTATCTAAGCAATGGAATCCATATGTCAATCAAGATACTGATGTTCATCTTGCAAGGATTGATTTTGGTGTGCTTAAAACAAGCAGCGGCGCCGTTACAGTAGATTATTATCCATCTTCCAGTTCAGACTCACTTATAAATTCCGGTGGCCCACTAGGGACTGACGCAATCATGGGTACCAATGTTCTTGAAACATATCCGTATGATCCGCTTATTGCGCCACTTGAAGTCATACAGGATCGCTTGTGGCATCCGGTGTATTTCCAAAGCGTGGGTAATTGCATACAGATCGCTATTTACTACAGCGAAGCACAGATATGTAATGATCTTACGGCTTGGGCGGATTTTCAGCTTGAAGGCATGGTGTTATACACGCAAAAATCTAGCGCACGACTGCAATAAGGAGCATCAATGGCAAATGCAAGTAGCTATGGCGCCTATGTACCAACGACTAATATATGGGACGTGCAGCAGCTCTACCAATTAGATGTTAACAGCCCCGCGTTTAAAGAGCTTTTGGTGCGATTGTATCAAAACGTTAACAACATAGCGTTAGTGCTTAATTTGAAAGACAGCGCCATCTATGATTTGCAAGAATTTGTAAATGGACAAACGTTTTTTCCTAATCCAGCGCTTACCAGCGCAAGCACTACAACGCCTACATATAGGCCGGTATATCGCAAAGTAATTAATTTTGGTGCGCTGCCCGCGGCCACTAAATCGGTAAATCATAATATAACCTGTACCGCAGCAACTACGTTTACACGTATTTATGGCGCTGCAAGCAACACGACCGGCCTAGCATACCTACCATTACCATATGCTAATCCAACCCCCGCTAACAATATCTCAATTGATGTGAGCTCGACGCAGGTTACGGTAACAACTGGTATTGATAGAACGGCATATAATGTGTGTTATATAGTTTTAGAATACATGCAGACATGAATTAGGCCAGGCGATAAAGGAGAGAAAGCCTGGCCTAAACAAGTAGTAATGAAGCATGAATTATGATACGTACATAGAGAAGATTTGTAAATGTTTTAGCAACAGTCGCATCAAAGGAGTTATCGTGGCACTAAATTGGACGAGTGGTATATCAAGCGGGCTAGGAGGAGCTGGTACCGGCGCTACAATTGGTGGCATTGCGGGACCTATTGGAGGCGGTGTTG